GCTTCTATTTGTATATTAGATAACTCATAAGCTTCACCACTTGATCCAGCAGTGTGAGCAGTATCATATAGTTCAAATTTAATTGATTCAACCTTCTGATTTGGAAGAGATACTTGAAACTGATACTGTGCCGAATCAGTCGTGTTATAAATCAATGAATAATCTTCTACTGGAGAGCTTAGGTAGTCAGCAGTGACTAAACACTTTAGAGTATGAGCTGATTTAAATTCTCCAATTATCCACAACTGATAGCATCTCAAATATCCCTGAATCAGGTTGAGCTTTAGCCATGGCGATATGAATCTCATCGAATAAAAAGATCCGTCATCAGTGAAGGTTCCGACTGTTTCATTTTGAATTTTAGAGGACTTTATTATTGTAGGCTTAGAATCCCATACATCGGCATCGGTTGATCCTTGCCCGGTAAATACTGACCACGACTGGAATAGATAGTTATAAACAAGGCAGGTTCCTGTGGTCAGATAAAATCTAACCTCATTATTTGCTTCTGAAAGGATTGATGCATAAATATTGTATTGATTATATGCTTCAACCTCTGCTCCAATATATTGAACGGCAAGCCCTCTCGATAATAGATAAATCCCTTTTTTAGATTTAAACATTAACCCTAATGGCATGTTAACAACTGATCTTGGTTCTTCACATCCTGCATCGGAAGAAATGATTTCAGGTTCGGAAAATGAACCAACGCCAAGCTCGTTAGGGCCATCACCTTGACAGAAATAAATAGACTGCTTTCTAAAGATGATTATCTTGCCGTCCATGTATCCACCAGCGGAAATAGGAGATCGATCAAAAGATAACCCCGTGGAAACACGGATGCGATAAAAGTCATTGAAAGCAACCGACTCACCAAATAACTGCTTCTTTGAGTAAGCAATTTCATCTTTTTCTTCAAGTCCACCAAGAAATATCCTGTTACCACCAGAAAAACAAAAGTCAGCAGCAGGGGCAGGGTTATTTTCTAGAACTCCTCCAGTCGTGTATAGCACTTCATTTCCAGTGATGCTTGCATCTGAAGCTTGATCACTATACGACTCTAAACTTCCATCATTATCAGATACAACTTCGCCTAATCGGTAATAAACCGATCCGTTATTAGTCGTTCTATAAAGAACAATTCTGGGCCTGCTAGACGTGATAAGCGAAGTTGGCGGATAATAAGCACCAAAGAACTTCATTGATCCTACAGGTGAAAAGACCTTTATTGTAATTGAAGATGCCGATGCGGATGTGGTCGGAAGAGTAGTATAGTAAAATGGCGCAGAAAATGTTCTCTGCCCTTCGGTATCAAAATACTCATAAATAGCAGCATAAGAAAATTTTTTAGAAGCGACATTTGGATTGGCCGTTCCTGTTACAACTGTTACCGTTGGTATATAGGGAGGATAAACAAAACCATTTTCATGAGGTCTAGTCTTATCTAGCTCGATTAAACCGCCATCGCAAAGATATATTCTTTTATCAACTTTAACTCTAGAGTTATCAAAATAACCTTCACCATAATCAAGCACAACTGAGGAGCTTCCAATAGTCGCAAACACCCCAGAGCTACCAAAGGAACTAATCTCTCTCATAATACCAGTATAAACTTTAGAACCAACAACGGTAGTTTTTGAAACTATATTACCGTGAGCTGAAGCTAATTCAGGAGAGAATACCTGGGAAATATTGCCAGTGGTTATATTTAGAATAAAAAATGATTTAGAATTAGGAATGCCAGTTCCAAATACATAATAAAGAATAACATATACTTCACCGTTAACAACAAATGGTTCGGTAGCTATTTTATTCCTTCCATAATTTATTAAAGAAGAAGTCGCCCCGTAGCCAGTTACGGTGTCAAAAGCTATTCTATTATATTGTATCCCAGAAGAAATTGGAGTTGTTCCAAAGTCATCAAATTGAGCACCATAATAAAGAAACCCATTATAAAAAACACATGAAGGGGTAAAGAAATCATCTTTAGTGTATAAGATTAGAGTTGCGTCTACTAAAGTCATTGACGGACTTATTGCGACAATATTGTAAACGTTATTACCAGCATTATCCGCACTGTAAACAATATGCAGATATCCACTTACTGCTGACAAAGCAAATGATGATTGTTTTTGAAGAATAAATACATCAGAAAATGTCCCGGAAGAAACCAATGAAGAATCAAAATTCAATTTTCTTACCACAAGCCCAGCAGTCGAAGTCATTCCGACTACGTAAATGTACTGATTATCTCTAGTGGCATTGAATGAGGATATTGAACCGAATCCTGATACTGTGCCAGATTGAACATGCTGTAAATTGCTATCAAACACATAAAATATTGTGCTAAATGGCCCTGTAAGTGTCGTGTAATTGTTCATGATAACAACTACTCGATAAACACCATTGTAAAGCTGACAAAAAACCCTGGCCGAATCTGTAGTTCTAGAAGGTAGAATAGTTACGTTTTTTCGTAACCCAGTTTGATTATCCTTCAAGATAACGTTAACTGAATTACCTTGAATAGATCCATAAACAGTATAATTACCATCAATAGAAGTATCTTGATCTACTCCAAATTGATTTTCATAGTTTCTTAATAGGTACTCTGTCTTAATTGAAAATGAACCGGAGTAATTAACCTGCTTAGTCCATCTGTTTTCAGTTTTAGAATATCCATATATTCCGGAGCTCGTTTTGACTGCAATATATTCATCGTCCGAACAAACTGCTTTGAGCGTTGAGGTTGTGAACAAGTTATCAGTTGAGGCAGTAGTCATAGCTACTAAGCCATATCTCTTTTGAAGCTTTCCGGTTTTTTGAAAGCGAACGTTCTCTAAAGTAAGTGCTTTCCCTGGAAGGACTTGCTTATCATCGGTTTTAGTATCTAGACCACCTGAAACCGGAATGGAAAATATTTGTCTTTGTAATGCCATTAGAACACCCACACTTTAATGGTTGAAGCTAGGGAAGCCTGTAGAGTAATACTCCTATCGTCCCATGCAGTTCTCCACACGTTTGAGTTCGTGTTTTTATCAAATATAATCCACCCGACCGGTGTTTTACCAATTTTATGCTCGAAGCTAGTAGCAGTGGTTGTAACCGATATTTCTATTAAGTTACCTACTAGAAAATTAAGCGATGTTAATTGTGCTAAAAACTCTTCAGTGTATTGTACTGTTTTAGAGAGCTCGAAGTCTAAGCCGGTAAGTTTCTTATATGGTTTTAGTTCCATAAGTTTCTGAACCCAGCATAATTGGAGTCAGTGTCAACTACTCTAGGAGGCTCACCAGAATCACGACCGGAACAAGCTGAAAGGATACGTGCCTTCATATCATTCTTGGCAAGAATCAACTCCTCTACTGGAGATTCTTCTTTGACTCTCATTTTGATAGCGGCATCTATAATGATATACTCTTCCCAACCATTGATACCGTCAAAGCTATCAGTATCCAAAGCAAGCTCTTGGTGCCTAGGAATATACCAAAGCCTGATTTGTTGGCTACCGTTTGGAGTAGGAATAAAAACTAGATTATTACCTCTGACTTGATACATTAGATTGTAGTTTCTTACGTTATAAAAAGGTTCACGGAATCTATTTCGCTCTTGCCATCTGAAGGCCTTAAGAGTGATTGCTTGAGTAGTGGAAGTAACATAATCAACGCCCATTAACTTAAAAAAATCAGCAGGCAGGGGATAGGTATCCTGATTAATTGTAGTCGTGAAGTTATAGCTTGAGACGTAATAGTTCTCACCTCTGGAATTCACCAGTAGGTCGTATAACTCACCAAATGATGCGTTGATAAAATAGTTAAGCTCGGCATCAGTTATAAATCTTGAGTTCACCATGTCAGCACGTTGCCGTGATCTATTTCGAAGCTCTAAAAGTGTAAAAGATGCCATAGCTCAACCTTTGATTAAAGTTTGATTTCCAATTCTAACTCTCCGCTTTCTTCTTCTTTTTCATATTGCTCGCACTCATATTTAAGTGCAAGGAATGAAGAGATAAGACGCTTAACGTCTTTAGCTTCGATAGCTTTTAGAAATTCTTGAGCGCACATTTTGGCCGCATCAGAATATTCTTTTGGAGAGGTAGAATATTTTTTTTCCCCATCAAGAATACCTTCGATAAGGCCATCAGTGATGTTTTTCTTACTAGAATCCATCATAAACATAATGACTCCTAATCAACTGAAGAGTTAGAAAGAACTAGGCAAAGAGAAATTTCGCAAGCGTCAGTCACGTCAGCGAAAGATCCAGCAACCATAGTTTTAACTTTAAAAGTTTTATTAGGTAGATCAAAATCAGTAAAAACTACTTTTAAGTTTTCAGCAGAATCAATGATCCCACCGTTAGCATAAATGAGTTTGTAATATTCATCTTCAAGAGTAACAGTGTAAATACCTGTTCCTGATTTAACTACTGAAAGAACGCCTTTAATAGCAACTGTGCCAACGGCAGCAGAAGCCGAAAGAGGAATGCTACCAGCGATTAAAACAGGCTTTTTAAAGAATGAGTAAAAGAACTGCGTGAAATATCTATTTGCCACAAAAATCTCCTTAGTTTTAGAGTTGTCCCTCTATCCTGGATTAAATTGCCAGGTCAAAGTAAAAAGGGAGGGTTTCCCCTCCCTCGAAAATTAGATCGAGAATTGACCGTTAGCACCTGGCCAGTTACAAGCGATTTGAGCGTAGTAACCAACACGGATTTCAGCGGCATCGTCGTTAGAAACTCGGAGCATTTTTAGTCCGTCCATATCTAGAATCATTGGCATACCTTCTAGAGAGTGAAGTTTCCAAGAATCTAACTGAAGCATGAACATTTTGTTATCAGGACAGTTACGGTCTGGGATAACAGTAGCGATTGATTTGCCAAGGTTAACTTTAACACCTTGGAAACCGATGTTTGCATCTTTAGCAAGGATGTCAACGAATTGAACCTTAGATCCTAAAGACTTAGTTAAATCAGCGTACTTTTGGAAAGACATGAATACGTGATCAACTTTACCGCCATCACGGCCAATCTTCATGCCACCCTGAATAAGAGCTTCTTCGATAGGAAGAGAAGAAAGGTCGCCACGGAAACCAGCAAGACGTGTAACGTCAACTGAACGATCAACACCAAAAAAGTTATCACCGATTGAAGGAGCGATAGAAGGAATCCAAGCTCCTAGACCTTTCATCTTTTTGTCATAGTCACCTTCTACTGAAATGTAGTCGTTAACAGTGGCAGCAGGGATAGCTGTAGAGATGTTAGCATCTACGGTTACAGTCCCAAGCTCACGGTCTACACCTACAACAGTAAGAACACCAGAACGAACTGAACCACCACCGTTAGCAGCAGAAAGCTTGATTTTGTAATCAACTTCGAAGAAAACGATATCTTCGATGTTTCTAAGCTGGATAGTAGTAGAGGCAAGAGTTGTAGAGGCAGCAAGCTGACCAATAACACCCGAACCGTTTCCATAAACAGCTTGAGCAGCAGAGTTAGAAACGTTCAATTGAGCAGAATCAATTTCTTGCTTAAGAGCAGAAACGAAAGCTCCAGAATTGTTCTTAGAGGCAAGAATCAATTCGTTTGTAATACGAGCGACGGCATAGTCAGATACACGAGAATATCTGAATGCAACGTTTTTAACGTTAGTTGAGTTTGATTGAGCTGTTGCGAAAGTAGAAGAACGGCCAGCGTTTGGAGCGTACTTCAATGGGGCTTTAGCATCTTCACCGTAGAAGTCAGTAGCTTTAGGCATAAGAGCTAGAAGAGGGTTATCCTTATAGGTAGCATCTTTTGGAAGACCTGAAGGGAAAATAGTTTTTAAAATTGCTGCCATATTAATGGTCGAAGCTGTCATAAATTACTCCTAAATTGATTTAAATTGTTGTTCAAAAAGTTTTGCCGCTGCCTTCAATCTTTCTTCTTCTGTTTTTAGCTCTGGACTATGAGCTGATGATGGGGCAAACGAGTCATCGAGAGTTTTTTGGCCAAACATTTTGCCGATAGGATCTTCGTCGCTTGATACGCCAAAGATTTTTTTTACTTTATTTGATTTTTGCATACCGTTAACTAATTCTTCAAGCTTTTTTTCATATAAATCGCAAGCCTCTTGAAAAGTCATCAATTTCGGAGTGCCTGACTCCGCTGTTTTCAAATAGACTGTTTTGATCACATTAAAAACTTCATCCGCTGCACCAAAAGTATTAATTAGATCAAAGTCTTCAGCTTTTTCAGAAATAAACTTTTTTAGTTCCTGATTATAATACTTAGACTGTTCCTCAATCTCTTGTTGCTTCTTTTGATTTTCCCTTTCATTAAGCTTCTCATCTAGCAGCTTCTTGTACTCATCATCTTTACTGGCTAGCTTTTGAGTTAGGTCTTTAATCTGTTTTTGTATTGGATCTAATTCATCATCTTCTAAAGATTGAATCATTTTCTTTTGTAGCTCTTCAAAAGGTAATCCTTTCTTCTTAAAGAACTCCGCTGGATTCTCTACTGAAAGCCTATCCCATTCTTCCCACTGTGAAAGCTTAGAGTTTCTCTCTTCAAGCTCTTTCATCTTTTGAGCGAGCTTCTTTTGTTGCTCTAGAATTCCTCTTTCCTTCTTAGATAGAATGGCAAGCCTAGATGACATGTCATCATCCATAGAGGCAACAGGCGAATCCTGCTTAATCTCGACTTCGCTAGAAGATTCTTGCGCCATGGGAACCGGGGTAGAAGTTGCTGATTCAATAATTGATGAAGTGATGTTTTCCATACTCGATTAAACTCCTTGAGTAGTATCTAAACTTTGTTCTAAAGGTAACTCTTCAACTGGCATTTCCATAGGAATCTCTGGAGGCATACTCATACGCTCTTTAAGAGATAGGGCATCATTGATCCATTTCTGCAACAAATCCAATCTCTCTTGTGGCAATCCTCTTGTCTTCATTTTTAAATAAGACGAATTCATAAAAGAGATACCGTAATCAAGATTCTGATATGGTTCAGGCGGGTTGTATTGCTCATCGTTAATGATTAAGTAAGCAGTGTATCTAATATCATCGATGTAAGCATTCTTATTTTCGGTAATCTCTGTGATGTCTGGGAACTCTAGAAGAGACAATCCTTCCTCTGGAGTTACTAGCCCAGATGCAAGCATTTCCTGTACATAGCTCAATCTTCCAGCAGGTGTCTTAGGAAGCATCGATGTTGGATAAGTTTGCATGATGTACTCTGAATGCTTTAATTTAATCTTTCTGAAATCAATCTTTTGAGCACCAAACTTGTCAGGTGAAAGAACAACCGGCTCACCTCCAGCGTCCGCAATGATCTTTGAGTGCATAATGATTGCATCGGCGATATCAAGGTGGAACTGTTCCCAGGATTGAGCTAATTCAGCAAATCTTTCAGTCTCAATATCATTGTACTCTCTAAGTGCTTTTCCAGAATCAAGGCCAGCAGGCTTTTGGGACTGTGCTGTTAATTGAGATAAACCAAGCTCTTCAAATGCTTTTTGATATACAAGAATAAACCACTCGATAACTGTAGGATTAATCCCGTTAGGAAAGTTATAGATTGGAGGAGTGTTCTTATATTTAATGATTGTCCCGACCTCGTTATTAAAATGGGTGTCAACAATCTCACTCATGTAATCGATGAGAATATTTGGAGAGCTCATAAGATTCATTGATCTTGAGATCCTTCTAAGCATTCTGTTGATTTCAATTTGGTGCCCAGTGATAATCTCCGCTACACCTTTAGAGTAGAATCCAACGGCATTAGGAACATAAGATAGCTTTATGTATGGGATCTTATCCTGCTCAAAGTCTTCATAAAGGAACGTGGCGGTTGAAATACCAATGAAATGCTTCCCTTTATGCTTAACTTCTTTACCTTCCTTGTCGTAGGTAACATGTGCGGCCCTAAATGCTTCAATGACTACGGCAAGCTGATGATTGGATTCAAACGAATCAACAAAGAATGGGACATCTGAAATGGAAGCTTCGTCAATTTCTTTGCTAAACTCTGGATACTTTTGTTTTAGAGTTAATTTATCAACGATCCTAACCTCATAAACAGTTTTTGGCTCTTGACCAAACATGACTTCGGCTTGATTGATAATTAGGCTAGGCTTGAAAACTCTTTTACAGTGGATGTTACCTTGAGAATCATGCCAATGCTTAATGAAACCATCTCCGAATATACAAGAATCTCTAAAAGCTTTCTTTGTTTCCTCGTATATTTTCATTTTGTAGAACTGGCCATAAACATATCTATCAAGCTTCTTTGCTTGTTGTTGCATGCCCCAGTCACCGCCATCTGTTAAAAATGTTGGCTTTACTTTATTTTTACAAATTTTAGATA